CATATACAGGTTTTTCTGTAATCTTAAATGTTTCATCAATTATTTCTTGAGTAACCTCACCGTCTAGTTCAATTTTAGTAAGATGTCCTACCTTTCTTTGAGTTTTCCAATAGATTGTAGAAACTCTCATCAGGTTGCTATCACCCCATTGTATTAAGTCTTCACTTTCATCTAATATTTGAGATACTATATCTCCACCACTTGATGGGTCATTCCAATAGTTACTTGTATATTGTCTATATGCTAGACTAGGAGAATTAGTATTCCATTCATGTGACCTTGTTGCATCATAATAAGATCCATCATTTTGATAACCGTTAACTTGGTATTGTGCAGATCTAGCTGGATATATTTTTTGTAAAGATTTTAATTGCTTCTCATCCATTAAATACCCATACTTATCTACTACATCAGATACTGTCATTAAATCTATCTTACCTACATAATTAGATTCAGATATATATCTTTGATCTGGAGACTTTTGATAAAATGTTAATACAGGATTCCATAATTCAACATCATAGTCATCCTCTAACATGCGGAAATGCCAGAACTCTCTATCTGCAATTAAGCTATCTCTAAAACCTCTTTCCTCAAGCTCTTGCATTTTGAATCTTTCCTCATCAACATTTAATTGATGTGATGCCCATTCTTCTACACTACTTCTATAAGACTTACTAAAGTAATCTTCTATTTCTGGTAATGATTTTAAATTTTCTGGAGATAGTTTCTGTTGTGCTTCTTCTGATGCCGGATCCATTCCTGCTTCTATCATTGACTGAACAAGATTCCTTTCTGCATCAGCAAGTAATACTTGTTCAATTTCAACTTTCTTCTGCTCCAACATTTCATTGTATGACTTGTCATCTACAGCTCTAAATTGAACTTTATTATATCTCTTAGCAAACTCTCCGCTTAAAACATTAATAACATTAGGTACAATAGGATAAAACTTTAATTCTAACGCAGATTCATTTTCTGTTGTTAGAACATCCATTAGTTCTTTGTAATCATTGTCTTCTTCAACAATGTAATCTGTTTTATCAATAATACCTTTAGCTAATTTATAATTCTTTAAAAGCCTTCTAGCATTTAAACGCAAAAATTCTATTCCTTGAACTTCAAGCCAATCTAAATTCCATGCAGCCCACTCATCAGTTTTTTGTTTAGATGAAATAAACTGAACTGGTTGAGTTAAACTAGAGAACGTAGGGCCGCTCTCTGCCTTAGCTCCATTTTTTAACTGCATTGCATTTAATACTTTCATTCTAGAATATATTTAATTGTTCTATTTATAATTTTTAAAACCTGACCTTCTTGGTCTGGAGCTATTTCTTGATTTATTTTGCCCAATATTTTTGAACGGACTATACTTTAATTTAGTGAATTTTTCTGAATTTACCAAAGAATTATCTTCTGATTCCCGTCTTTTAGAATAACCTCTGTTAGACTGTTGTATTTTTACAAATGCAATTAATGCACCAAATGCAACCAGTCTATCCACGTTCAATCCTGGATAGTAAGCTAACATTTCTTTAATTAACATTGGATCCGGTATTCTTTCAACACCTAATGTTTGATTTGTAACTACACCGTTAATATCAGTTTCTTCATCTATTACTTCTCTTAAAAACTCAATTGCATAAGAAATCAAATGGCTTTTAAATAATGTTCCTGTATTCTTCCAACCGTATTCTTGATATACAGTTCTATTGGAACCCAAGTCTTTTAAGAAAAGTATTTGTTGTTTAGGTACTAAGTATCTCTGTTTTTTTCTAGCAATCATATGCTGGATAAAAAGTGAAATGTTATTCTCTACCAATGTCCAAGCATTATACCATTCAATTATTAATTCAAGTCTTTCATGAGTTTTATTAATGTCATCAAATCTACCACACCATGCAGCTACTACTTTATCTTTTTCAATAAACTGTTCAACATCACCTGCTGCTGTAGTTCTTGTAACTTCAGTTGCATTTTTATATACAAAGATACTACAAAGAGAATCAGATGTAGTTGTTTTTCCTTCTGACACGGGGTCAATAGAAGCATAATATGCACCAAACTCTGGATTCTTTACAGGCCTTTCCCATACAACTATAGTACCTGTTTTATCAGTTTGTTTTTTATCTACTGGAAATCTTGTAATAGGTAATTTATTTGTCCTTTTAGCAAAAATTCCTTTTTCATCCCTATCTAATTTAATTAATTCATAAGGATATTCTTTTTCTTGAATTCTTTTTTGTTGTTTACTTAATATTCCTTGAGGAAAAACAGATTCTTTTCTATATGCAAATGCTTCTGCTATATTCAAAGGTTTTTGAGATATTCTTAACTGATATTGTTCTCCACTTAATTCATTCTTCCAACGTGCTCTTTCCGTTACTATAGCTTCAATAGCTTCATCAATTAAAGAGTTACCATAATCATCAATATAAGGTGGCATAGACCACTGTTCAGGAATAAATAACCCTGCCATACCAATGCCTCCGTCAGCATCCATTAGATTAGTTTCTACTGCATATATATCATTTGCTTTTGGATTGAGTATCATATCCTTTAAAGGATTACACTGTTCCAAGTCACCAACAGATCCTGCAGCTATAAACATACCTGTTGTTACCATACCTGAAGACATTGCAGGACGTAAATACTCATATGTTTGCATCATCTTTGGTGCTATACCAGCTTCTTCATGAAAGAAGTATGTTGTAGGTCCACCTACTCCAGATGTTGCATTCTTTTCAAATGATGCCCCTTGTATTTTAGATTTTAAACCCCTGGCTGTTTTCCTATTACCAACTTTAACTTCTATCTGTTGCTGCCATAGTAAAACCTTTTCTGGATTACTTGGTCTGTACCATGCAGTATGCTCATTCAGAAATGTTTTGTATTCATCTAAAAACTTCCAAGAACCTTTATCATTTATGTAATCTTTTAATGATGCACCAATTTTACATGTACTACCTTCTTCAAACCAGTATGTATTAATTATTTTTCCCATATGAAAATAGGAAGATGCAATCTGACGTTTCTTTAATATTGCAGAGTGTTGATAATGCAACTCTGCAAGTATTTCATACAAAGCCATATGATACTGAGCATCACGCACTTTAGCAAAACCATATTTTTTCTCTTCTTTATCATATATGGGTAAAAAATTAAGCCACATGTAGTAGTCACGTGTTAGGTACCATGTAAGTCCATTGTGTTTATATATCACACCTTCTCTACACTTAATCTTCTGATCTTCCCAATATGCTATAAAGTCTTTAGATCTAAAAGGTTTATCACAATAGAAGCCAAGTTTATTAAAAGTTTTAGCTTCACTATTGAATTCTTTAGACATACTGGTAAAATTATAATTACCAGGCTCCTTAAATATATCCAATAAAAACTTTATAAAACTTTCTCTATCTTCAAACTCTGTTGTTTCCCACTTATTATTATTATATGTAGGAATGGTTTTATACATCTCTCAGAATAGCAAATATATCTCCTTCTTGTATAAGCAAGTGTTCTGTTTCATCATGCTTCATTGGTACGGGTAGGCAATGATCTGTATATTGTACAACATCCCCCACTTTTATTTCTGAAACTGTTTGACCTACACCAACTACAGTTCCTATATTTTCTTGTTCTTGTGCAGATGAAGGAATCATAATTGTAGTATTTTTAAAATACTGTTCAGCTTCCTTTTGTTTGATTAGAATCTTTTTTCCTATTGGTATTACTTGTTGTGCCATTGTTTTTAGTTTTTGTATTGTTAGTTTTTTTTACTTCCTTTTCAAATATTGGTTCATCCCAATAACAGAATAGCCATTTTTCTTGTACTTTCATTTTACATTTGATCATAAGCTAATCCGGCACCTCCACGCACTGAACTTTCTTGCTCTTGTTTCATATCACTAAATGCTCCTTTGTATGATTGTCTTATATTCTCAAATTTAGCTGCTGCATTTACCATGGAATTAATATTTCCATCTCTACCATGTTCTATAGGTGTGACTTCCATATACTTACCTAATCTATCTAACATGGATTTTATACCTACATAAGCTCTGTATGTTGGTGTTTCATATAATTTCTTACACATGTCTAGAGCATATCTTATCTTTCCATCTTCTGGTGATTCCTCCAACTTTACTTCTTCAATTATAATATCTTCTTTCTCATGCTCAGGTAAATTAAAAAATGGATTCATATCAGGATTAGGACAACTCATATAAAAAATATATTGATAAACCTGTAAGTATGTATCAGGATATTCAGTCATAATTGCTTTTAGAAAAGGTAAAGCATAGCAATGTTCTGTTGGAATTACTTTACTGTTTTGTACGTCAAATAGTCTTACTAGCATAATTTATTTATTTGCATCCATTATATCCTTAATATCTTGAAAGTTTGCTTGAACAACTATAGGTGATGGATCTACTATCTGCGTCCCTGTTTTTAAAGTTAATAAAACCAAACCGTTCATAACCCCTTTGTTAAGTGTAGAATAGTATGGGGTTGCTGCCATTATACAAGTTGCATCTATATAAAGATCTTGATAACTACCTGCTTCTACATATTCTTTATAAGGTTGACCATTACTTAAACTTACTCTTACAGCTACTTTTGTTAATGTTATAT